CACGCAGGCGCCTCCTTCGCCCGTGGACTGGAAGTCGCCCGTCATGAATTCTACGTCGAAGATAAGTCCTCTGACGACGCTATAGCCCTCGGTCTCACCGCTCTCCTAGCTCACTACGGCTCTTACCAATGCCCACCCGACTCTGCCAAGTCCGCCGAACGCATGGCTGGAGCCTTCGAATTCTACTTCACCAACTATCCCTTGGAGCTCTCAGATGGCCATCCAATCACCTTGCCTGGAGACAAAAGGGCCATCGAATTTTCTTTTGCTCACCCTCTNCCAATCGCCCACCCNNTCACAGGTAATCCTCTACTCTATGTCGGCCGTATGGANGCGGTCATTCACTACGCAGGTGGAATTTATATCTGCGATGAAAAGACTACTACCCAGTTGGGAGCTACCTGGCCTCGCCAATGGGACCTACGGGCTCAGTTTACTGGCTACGCCTGGGGATGTCAAAAGTCTGGAATCTCGGTTGACGGCGCTATTGTTCGAGGAGTCTCCATTCTTAAGACTAAGTACGATACAGCGCAGTCGATTAACTACCGCCCGGAATGGCAGATAGATCGGTGGTATAACGAACTCTTAGAATGGATCGAAGACATAAAGTATAATTGGCTTCGTCGAGGACCNGACNCTCCCTGGAGGCATAACCTTGACCATTCTTGCGCGGAGTACGGCGGATGTCAGTTCCGCGAAGCTTGNATGTCGCAGGACGAAGCCCCGTGGTTAGACGTTGCCTTTGAACGTCGGATCTGGAACCCCTTGCTAAGAATCGAGACGAAGATCTAAAGCCATGCAACATCCTCTAAGGTCTTTATTCAGTTGTTGAAACGAACTTCTTTTACCGTTAAAGGGTTAAGATAAAGTGAAGCAGTTTATTTGGTTCACCGATTCAATGTCTTCTAATTATAAAGGTGAACATAACAGCTTCGTTGATAGACTTCCGTTTACTGAAGGTTATCCTGTATATTCCCGTGCTCTTTTCTGCCCTATCTGCAGAAGAGTATGGGGAGAAATAATAGAAGACACAAAAATAGAACCTGTATGCGTCCCTCAAATGGTTGGGTGCACACTATGTAACTGGACTGACCCTCAACACCCAGTAGCTGGATCTATTTTAGACTACAACATTACAGCTTCAGGTGTTGATTTAGATTTATTAGACGTTCTACCAGAACCTCTTCTCCGCCGTGAATTCCTTTTAACCTTAAAAGCTTTCCTCTCACCATGAAAGAACCTAAAGACTTCACTAAAGAACAGCGTGACCGACTTCACTACTGGGCTAAAAGAGGCAAACTTATCAACGTCGGTTTCCAGGTTTTGATAGAAGAATCAATGAAAACCATGGCGATAGAAATTACTAACGGCTGGGATAAGCCTTTAACCTTAAAGCCCAGAGACTTCTTTTTCGCCGGTGCAGGGTTTTTATTCAGTTTTATGTTGTTGTTGGACGAAGGTCTTATTGAAACCGACAATGACATGGAGATGATGACTGAAATCTATAACGAATTAGAAGAATTCGACAATAAGCTACGCTTAATGCTTACTCCTAAACCTAAAGGTAAATCATCGTGAAAAAGAAATCTGCCAAGTCTATGAAAGAACACGCAATGGAAGAAGAAATTTCTTTGTTGCGTAAGACTAATGCTTTGCTAAACGAAAAGCTTAAAGCCGAAATGGAGCTTCGTGAAGCTGGTAAAGCACCACGAGAGACTATGAACTTTGAATGGCGGGAGGCAGGAAAAAGCGTTAATGCTTGTGCTGAAGCTTCTCGCGCTGACAACATCAATCATCCTTTTCACTACACCCAACATCCTTCAGGGATAGAATGTATTCAGATCACCGAGCACTTTAACTTTAACAGAGGTAACGCTGTTAAATATATCTGGCGATCAGACGAAAAGGGTTCAACGCTGGAGGATCTTCGCAAGGCTCAATGGTATTTGACCAGGGAGATTGAAAGGTTGGAAAAGGAAGCGGTGAAATGAGCGACCTTGTTAGGGTGCTGCGTATTATCGAATATACTGGCGAACGCGAAGCTGTAGAAGCTACTGTAGCCAAGGCCCTCCACGGGGAGAAACGCTTAGTAAACGGCAAGCACTTGGAGATGGTCATTCGTGCAGCTACTATAGGCACGTATCCAGAAATCTTAGAAGTAGAGGTTAAGCCAAGTGAATAGTCCAGTTGCAGTTGAAATTCCTGGAGTCCCAATTGAAGAACCTTCTCTACTCCCCGGCGTCAACGTTCTTATTGAAGGTCCTACAGGCACCGGCAAAACTACTTCTCTTGGCACTATCGCTGACGCAGGTGTCGAGTTGTTCTGTCTCTTTACCGAAAACGGACTCGAAACCTTGCTCGGTTATTGGGCCGATCGTGGTCTGCCAGTTCCAGCCAACGTGCACTGGCATGTATTGCCGCGAGGACCAGATTCGTTCTCAACCTTGGCAGAGTCAGCCAACAAAGTAAACACTTACTCTATGGACGCGCTGTTCAAAATGACCGATCCTGACCGCGCGAAGTCCAACCAGTTCGTCGTACTTCTACGCGCCTGTGCTGACTTCCCAGACGACCGCACTGGTAAAAAGTTCGGCGCTATAGACAAATGGGGGCCGGATCGTTGCTTCGCCGTTGACTCTCTCACCGGCATCAATCCTATCGCTATGTCTTTAGTCATTGGCCAAAAGCCTCTTAAGGACCAACGTGACTGGGGGATAGCCCAGGACCAAATCGAGAAGTTCCTTCGTAACTGCTGCGACGGGACCAAGTGCCACTTTGTCTTGACCTCCCATATAGAAAGGGAAGTCGATCAAGTCTTCGGCGGTGTGAAGTTAACAGTCTCTACCCTCGGCAGGGCTTTGGCCCCTAAAATCCCTCCAATGTTCAGCGATGTAATCCTTTCTGCTCGTGAAGGAACTAAATTCTCGTGGTCTACAGCCAATGCTCAAGCAGATCTTAAAGCCCGTAACCTACCGATCGCCGACGGCATCATTCCTTCCTTCACTCAAGTTTTCGCCAAATGGAAATCCAGAGGAGGTAAATTCAGTTCAACAATTAAAGTCATCCAACCTTAAGTTCAATCGTAGACCCTTAATTCTTTACACAGTTTACCTCATCAACCAAGGATACTTTTCATCCATGTCAGAATCACTCTTTGATCCTCAATCTTTCCTAGACGCTTCGACTACTGAAGTCTTGGTTAAACGCCCGCCTATTCCAGCAGGTACTGTTCTCACCGGCCATATAACCAAGATCGTCGCCCGCCCGTGGACTGGTCGCAAGGACCCCACCCAAGGCGGTATCGTTGTTGACGTTACTGTTGAGTTTGATCTAACTGCAGCGCCGCCAGGCGTCCTTCAATTCGTAGGTATTGACAAAGTCAACATCGTCGATGGTATTATGCTTGACTTGACTGAATCAGGATCGATCGACTACTCCCCGGGAAAGAACAACAAGTTGCGGAAGTACCGTGAAGCTCTAGATCTTAATGTCGCCGGTGCCTCCTTCTCCATCCGAGCTATGGAAGGCCGATTTATTCTCTGTAAGATCAAGCACGACCCTTACGAGGGTGAAGTCTACGACAAAATCGAATCGGTTGCAAAGGCTTAGTCGTTAGACGGTTAGTTCTAGCGCTAAGTTACTTTCCAGAGCGAGTTGGAAAACTTCCCTTCCACTCGCTCTCTTTTTTATTCCTTTCCAAGGCTTATACTTTATGGACATCCAAGTCAACAAATTCACTGTCCAGAATCTTTATCGCATGGAAACTTATACTGACCAGACCGCCGGAACGATCTACCGCCAAATACCTGTAACTCTTACCGGCGAACGTGATCCTATGAGGCAAGAGTTTTTCGGTGCTTCTTGCATGATTCTAGTTCGCGGGCAGTCAATGCCTATTAACTTCCCTATAGAAAACGTTACTTCTCTGGAAGAAGCTATTGCTAAATTTCCTGAAGCTTGTGTAGCAGTTCTTACACAAATGCAAGAACAGGCTTTAAGGCAAAAGATCTTAACTCCAGGAATAAACAGCTCTAAATCAATAAAAGATCTTTCTAAAATAGATCT